TAGTTAGATTCACGCTATCCTATAGACATATCGGGTAGTACCCGTATGTTCAAACCTTAGAATTATTTAAAATGGCTACAGTTCTATCGGGTACTTCAGGAGCTTTATTTTATTCTCCTGCTGGTACAAGCTCAACTCAAATTGCTGCTTCTGACTTTCCTGCTGGATCAGGTGGAGATACAACACAGATACAAGTTGGTACACAGTTAGGTTTTCAAGTTGGAGATGCAGTAACACTTACATATCCATCTGGAGCGACAACAACAAATGCTATTACTGCTGGTGCAAAATTTGTAAAAACTTATGACTCTGCATCTGGAGAGCTTACTTTGTCTGCAACCAATGGTGGAGCAGCTTTAACAGCATCCGCAGCACCTTCAGGCTTTGGATCTAACTTTGCAAGCATTGTCTTTACAGCACCACAGGTTGTAGGAAACGTAAGAGAGTGGAGTTTTGAAATAACAAGAGCAGAGATTGATGTTACTGAGATTGGTCAGACATTAACTGGTACTGTTCCATTTAGAACATTTATCTCTGGTTTTGCTGATGGTAGTGGTTCTGCAAGTGTTTATTCAACAGATGATGACACAAACTTAGCTACAAGATTAGTAAAAGACGTTCTACAACGTGTTCAAACTGGTGCGAAGGTAAAACTCTATATTGACCGTGTTCTTACTGGTGGAAGCGTTGATGACACTAAGAGTAGATCAATTTTAGCTGATATTATTCTTACATCTGCAAGTTTCAACGTAAACCCAGATGACGGACAGTTAGTTGAAATTGCATTTAGACCAAGCTCTGCACCTGTATTTGATTTATCTAAGTCATAAATTAAATTTTTATAACTTAACAAACCTCAGATTAACTGGGGTTTTTTTATGTTTTGAATTATCATAATAGTATACTATTTTATTTTTATGGCAAGTAATCTATCAGCATTGGAACGTTTACAAAAGGCAGCAAACCTTGAACCAAAAAAGAAAGAAGTTACATTATCTGATGGTTCTATTTTTGAAATGTATGTAAGTCCA